TCGGCGGCAGGCACCCGCTGAACCGGGCAGGCTTCGCGGCCGAGCTTCAGGACCGACTGGCTGACGTAATATCGGTAAAGCCTGTTCCCCTTGCGGGTATGGGTCGGGCACATGGCCCTCCCAGTGGGGCCGAAGATCAGCCCCTTGAGCAGCGCCGGCGTCTGTGCCCGCGACCGCCCTCGCCGCGTGGCCGTGCTCTCGTTGAGAATGGCCTGTGCCCGATCCCATACACTCCGGCTGATGATCGCCTCATGCTCGCCGCGATAGGCGACGCCCTTGTGAACGGCCTCGCCGATGTAAACGCGATTGTGGAGGGTCTTGTAGACGAGACCCCGGTCGACTGGCTTGCCGTAGCGGTTGACAACGTGCTCGGCGGCAAGCTCGGAAACGATGGAGAGAGGGGATCTGCTCTTGACGAACCGGTCGAATATCCGCCGGACGATCGCGGCTTCATTTTCGTTGATAACGAGCTTCCGGTCCTTGAGATCGTAGCCAAGCGGCACCCAGCCACCCATCCACATCCCCTTCTTGCGCGAGGCGGCGATCTTGTCGCGAATGCGCTCGCCGATCACCTCGCGCTCGAACTGGGCGAAGGAAAGAAGGACGTTCAGCATCAGCCGCCCCATCGAGTCGGTCGTGTTGAACGACTGGGTGACGCTGACGAAGGTGACGCCTTTCCGCTCGAAGGCTTCGACCAGCTTGGTGAAGTCCATGAGCGAGCGGCTGAGCCGGTCGATCTTGTAGACGACCACGATGTCGACCTTGCCAGCCTCGATATCGGCGAGGAGGCGCCGCAGGGCCGGGCGCTCGAGGGTGCCACCGGAGAAGCCACCGTCATCGTAGCGGTCGGGGAGCAACAGCCAACCCTCCGCCTTCTGGCTGGCGACATAGCTCTCACTAGCCTCGCGCTGTGCGTCGAGACTGTTGAACTCCATCTCCAACCCTTCCTCGGTGGACTTGCGGGTGTAGACGGCGCAGCGCCGCTTCCGGATAATTGGCTTCTTCAAGAGCAACCCCGCTGGTTCTTCAGCCCGAAGAAGACCCACCCGTTCCAGCGCGTGCCGGTGATGGCGCGGGCGACAGCGGAGAGGGACTTGTAGGGACGACCGGCATACTCGAAGTCCTGGTCGCGCACCGTCACGGAGTGCTCGATGCCCTGCCACTCCCGAATGAGGCGCGTTCCGGAAATTGGTCGGTCATCCATGTGCTGACGGCGTTTGCCGCCATCGAACTGCTGAGCGAGGACCTCGAGCCGCTTGATGGTCTCCGGCTTAAGTCCGCCGTAGGTCAGTTCCTGAATTCTGTAGCTCAGTCGGGAGACGAGATAGTCGCGATTGAAGGGAGGTGGCTCGCTGTCGAACAGCTGTCGCCACTGCTCCTTCAATTCCAAGACCGGCATCGTCTTTAGCGCTGCCAATCGCGCAAGGACGGTATCGCTCATCAGCCATTCTCCGCTTTGGAGTTGGCATGACCGCTCTGGCCGGCAACACAGTAAAGCGAACTGTCTCCGCGGTCGGCACATATTCCACTTGACTGACGAGCCCAAAGCCGCACCAGCCCGAGAGCAAGAATCTCCGCGATCTCGGCTCGACGCTCGATGGCGTTAGGCGTTACCTCATTTATATTCGTCGGGTTCATTACATCCGCTCGGGTTTGATCGCCACATACCGAGCTGATGATGATTATGTCGGTGGATTGGGCCTGGAGGGGATTGTCTCGAGCTCACGACTTGCCCTATTGGATTCGCAGCAATGAAGCGAAGGGAGGAGGCCAACAGAAGGGATCATGGATGTCGTCGTTCAGTGTTCGGAAGTTCAGTCACCCCGACGTGTTGCGCTCTATCTCGATAGATAACCTGAAGCGCTTCCTGCTACCCCACCAAACCTACTTTGGCCGTCGCGGGGTAGTGCTCGCCGAAAGCGAAGAACCCGATTTCGATCGTCTTGCTGCCGTTTTGATGACCCCGGACGAGGAGGTGCCCTCGGCGTTGGTCGAGGCTCTCTATCACGTCCACGAAATGGCGGATGACGATAACATGGAACGTCTGCTCGCAGGCGCGCGAGAGCGGAGCCTCGATCTCGCTGTTGGAGATGACCCGACCTGTGCCGATGTTGCGGTGGCGACTTGGCTCATGGCGCCCGATTTCCTGAAGGAAGCGCACGCCGAATCGTACACCTCGCGTGGGAGACGCTTCGAATATTTCTCAGGTCGCACTAGCCATCAGCGACCGTTCCCGGACTGCAGCAAAGCCAAACTGGAGCGGATCGAGGCCTGTTTGGATGCCTGGTTTTCAGCAAACCGGCGCGGGGTTGGGGCAAAGTGCTTCATCTTTTCCGCTCAGGAAAAGGTCCATATGGTAGTTCGCCATGGCGGCACAATGTGGCGCGAAGGAAGCGTCACGAAGGGCAAACGCAGCGTGGCGTACTATCGGCCCGAGGTCCATGACGTTCTCTCGTATGACACTACCACCGATGTCTTCGGGATTAGGGCCGGCACGAAAGGATCAAAGGACCTGTACCGCGAAGTTGTTGGCGAGGTGCTGTTCGGGGATGCGACGTACTTTTCGGAGCGATCGAATTTCAATCTGGATCCCCTCCTTCAACGCGGTGTCGAGGCTCTTGCCTTCGAGGACATACCGGGCGTGAATTCAGTGGCGTTGGTTGAGATCAGAATATTCCTCGGTGGTGAAGGTAAGTCGCGTCAGATAAACCAAAGCAGCGACCTCTTCAGGGAATTCGGAGACGAGTGGTACCGGCGCTTATCGCTCGGCAAGCTCGTCAGCGCGACATTCGAGGTTAGCCTGGGCGAGGGAGCGGCCAAGCGGAGGCACAGGATCACGGTCGTTCCGCCGAACTCCGCAAAGTACGACCGCGACGATGATGCCGAACTCATCGAGATGTGGTTGCGTCGCCGCGGGTTCATGCCGGAGCCGGAGGATCAGCTCGATGACGCCCCGTCGCTTGAGTCGCCTATGGAAGACCCTGGAGGAACTGCCGAACAGAGCGACCGACTCCTTGGAGTGGCGGCAGCGACTGGGTGAGGAGTGGCCTGCGGCGGCCGGGCTCTTGAGGCGTACTGGCCGCGTTGCGCGCGCCGTGGCATGTCCCAGTCCTGGCGGTGACGGATGCCCGCGCCGAGTCGTACGCCTGGGCGGCGGTCGAGTGATTGCCTCGTGCGAGCATCGGCCGCCGCTCTGCAAACGACTTGAATTGACCTCGGCTGACATCGAGGTCTGGGAAGTGGACGACGCGCGTGTAATCCTGGCGCTCCAGACTCTCCTTGATATTCAGCCGGCATTGATCGGGCGCCCCGCGGGCAAACTCCTGCCCATCGGCGAACTTGGGATACGAGCTGGAGATAGCTTGGCGACCTACCTTGCCTTCCCCGAGCCATCAGGGCGTCTCACTGCGGGAGATTTGCTAGATGCTTCAGCTCACGGCATCGCACTAACCCCGACCGGCCGCTTCGCCGACCCTCCTCCCGCCAGCTGGCGTTTGCTGTCGCTAGACCAGATGCTGGTCTTTGATGGTCGATCGCTTATCGCGTCCGAGCAGGGGATCTCAATACTCGAACGATTGCGGTCGGACCTTCGCGAAAACCTTCAGGCAAAGGAACCTTTGGCCTGGTCCCTGCCGCCCAATGCTCGTTGGGGAGAGTTGGCGTTCGAGTTCGTCGAGGCGGTCGAGTTGAAAGTGAGCTTTCGCGGGGAAACGCGCTCATTTGACCCTGGGCAACTTGGCATGAACAAGAAGAATAACGGCAAACCGACCAATCAGTGGGTCACCCTTCAAGCTATTGCGCAGACCGGCGGACAACTGACCTGGGCAAGCCCATCGGCGGGGACAAAAGTGAAGAAGCAGAAGCAGCTCCTTTGCGAGAAGCTGAAATTGGCGTTCGGGATTCGCGACGATCCGATCCGTTGGGACAAACGGGCAGCTGCCTATGTCTGCGAGTTTACAATCAGGGGTACGCCACTCGGCTTTCGCCGCGCGCAGGAGGCCCGCGGTGAATTTCACCGGCTGAAGGAGTCTCGCCTCCAGAAAAGGCTTCGGTAGGAAGCCGCTGCAGTAATTGCAGAATTTGGAACGGCGTCTCGCCCTATCGGAGTTTTTCGTCTCGTCCAGCGAATTTTCGCGAGTCGCTGGTGATCGGGCCCTGAGCCCGCCACCACACTGGCGAAAACCTTCATGGACTTCACGAACCGCGCCGGCGGCATCGACCGCCGCATACTGAACAACATCCGCTTCAATGCCCGCCGCCTGGCATTGCAACAAGCCGTGCCGGGCATGACGGCGGAAGATTTGGAGCAGGACCTCCTTCTCGATCTGCTCCGGCGTGGCGCTTCGTTTGACCCGAGCCGGGCCTCTTTCGCAACCTTTGCCGACCGGGTCGTTGGGCATCGGGTGAGCACCCTCACCGCACCGACGTTGCGGCTGCGGGAGGAGCGGCGGCTCGTGTCGCTAGATGCACCCGTCGGCGACGATGCCGATGAAGCTCTCCTCGACCTTGTTGCCGACGACGTGCCCTCGATCGCCGACATAGTCGCGATTCGAGTCGATGTCCGCGACTTCGTTGCCGGTCTCAGCCGGCCGCTCCTGCGGTGCTGCCAGATCCTGCTCGCCGACAACATCAGCGAAGGAGCCGAATTGGCGGGCATCCACCGGTCCACCGTCTACGAGCGCGCTGCGCAGCTGAAGGAGGAGGCGGTCGCCCGAGGACTCAGCATCTATTTTGAGTCCCCGTCCGACACCTTGTGCTCCTTGCCGGTACGTGACGAACGCGGCCGGGCCAGCGAATGCGCGGCCTCGTCGGAGACCGGCATGTTGGATCAGACCAGACCGAAACGGATCGCGCTCCTCGCCACCCAGTCCGAGATTCAGGCTTGGTTTTCGACTGCGAACGAGGGCGACGCCTTCGAGTACTTTCGCGGCTACTTGGCCATCGACCGGCTTAAGGCGGGGAGCCGATTATCCTCGAGCGATGCCGCGGAACTCGATCGCATGGCGACGCTCGCGTGGTCGCTCGCCAAATCCGGCCTCGCCCATCTCTTTCAGCGTCGGCATGGCCGCGATGACTATAGCTACCTGCTCGTTGTCGCCTCAGCGGGTCGGAGCGGCCGGCGCTCATGAACGCCCGGGAACTGGCGCAGGCTCTCGGCGGCAAGCGCGCCGGTTCATGCTGGATGGCGCGCTGCCCTGCCCACGACGACCGTGAGCCGAGCCTCGCGATCCGCGATGGCGCGCACGGACGCATGTTGATCCGCTGCCACGCCGGTTGCGGACAGACGGACGTGATCGCGGCCCTGCGCCGTCGTGGTCTCTGGGAGGTATCGATCGCCAAACCCCGGTTCTCGGGGGCGATGCCGTCCCACGAGAAGGAGAGAACGCAGCGCAGCGCCGCGGCAATCCGGATCTGGAATGACTGCAGATGCACTTGCGGCACCATCATTGAAAGCTACCTGGTCTCCCGCGGGCTGGTCGTTCCCGCCACTCCAAGACTGCGCTTTCACCCCGGCATGAAGCATCCAACGGGCGGGACATGGCCGGTGATGGTGGCGTTGGTCACCGACGTGAATGACGAGCCCGTTGGTATTCACCGGACCTTTCTTGGCCCGGACGGGTCCGGCAAGGCGCCGGTATCGCCGACAAGGATGTCGCTTGGACCGATTCGGGGCGGCGCCGTTCGACTTGCTCCCGTTGCCGAGAGGCTGGCCGTCGGCGAAGGCGTCGAGACGGTGCTGTCGGTCATGCAGTCGACCGGCCTCTCAGGCTGGGCGGCGCTGTCGACCTCGGGAATGAAAACGCTCGTCCTCCCCGACCGGGTGAAGGAGGTCGTCGTGCTTGCCGACGCCGACCCGCCCGGCGAGGCTGCCGCCCGGGAAGCTTCAGCCCGATGGAGTCGCGAGGGCCGGCGCGTCCGGATCGCGAGGCCGAGCAACGGCTGCAAGGACTTCAACGACGCGCTCCGCATCGCCGCTGACGGGAGGGCTTTGCGGCATGATCGCTTATGCGGCTAACGACATATCCGACTCTCAAGGTGGCCGAGGAGTCGGAGCCAAGCTCCTCGTAGATTGGGCCGGCGAACACGGGAGAGTGCGTTGAGCAACGCGCCGAACAGCATCATGCAGGCGGTGGAAGATGCTGAGACCGTCTCCGTCTCGCCGGAACCGATCGACCTGAAAGAGGCAGGTCTCTCCCAGCGCGACGCGCTCCTTGCCGTGTGTGACTATGTCGAGGTCTGGCGATCCGAGGATGGTGAAACCCACGCCACCGCCCCCGTCGGCGACCACGTCGAACACCATGCCATCAACTCCCGTGCATTCCGAGACTGGATGATCGGTGAGTTGGCGAGGCGCTACACCCGCAATGGTCGGCCAGCCTCGGCCACCGAGAGCGCGGTGCGGGACGCCCGGATGGGTTTGGAGGCTCGCGCTCACCTGACGGGACTGCGCAAGGAGGCGTGCGTGCGTGTCGCTTCCCTTGACGAACGACTCTACGTCGATGTCGGAACATCGGACTGGAGCGTGATCGAGGTCGATCGGCTGGGCTGGCGTCGTCTTGCTTGCGCACCAGTCCCCATCCTTCGCACGCGACGCACGTCCGCGTTCTCCCTTCCCGAACACGCCGGGGACTTCTCTGGCTTGCGTCGACTCCTCGACAGACTGTCGGACGACGACTTCGTCCTCTTTGTCGCGTGGTGCGTCGGCGCCTTCATGCATGCGACCCCCTATCCGATCCTGATTCTCGGCGGGGAGCAGGGATCTGGGAAGAGCACCCTCGCCCGTCTCGCCCAAGCCCTTACAGACCCGGTCAATGGCGATCTCCTGCAGCCGCCCGGTGACGACCGCGATCTGATCGCCGCGGCTCGGAATAATCGGGTTCTCGCCTTCGATAACTTCTCCGGCATCAAGTCAGACCTCGCGGACAGCCTGTGCCGGCTGGCGACCGGCAGCGAGATCGGCGGGCGCGCCCTTTACTCCAACCACGAGACCGCCAGCTTCTCGGCGCGGCGGCCAGTGATCCTGAACGGCATCCCGGACCTCGCGGCCCGCGGGGACCTTGCCGACCGCTCCATCGTCCTCCGCCTCGACGCGCCGGCACGAAAGATGACGGAACGCGACTGGGCCAGGGCGGTCAACACCATCCTACCCAGCACCTTTGGTGCGATCCTGAACGCGGTCGCCGCGGGCCTTCGCCGTCTCGATGAGACGCCGACGCCCGATTTCCGAATGGCGGACTTTGCTAGGTTTATCGCTGCCGCGGAGCCGGCACTCCCCTGGCCCGCCGGATCATTCCTCTCCGCCTACAGGCGCAATCGCGGTCAGGCCGTTGCCGCGCTCGCCGACGGCGACCTGGTCGCGACAGCCGTGCGCAATCTGATCGAGGCCCGGGGCTCATGGAACGGACTGATCTCGGGCCTCTACGACACTCTGTCGATGACGATCTCGCCGGATGCGCGTCGTTCCGGGGATTGGCCGGGCAACGCAAGATGGTTCTCCGACCGGCTTAGACGGGCCGCCCCAACGCTTCGCGCCCTGGGGTTCGGCATCGGCGAACGGCGAAGCGGCGATGGGCTCAACGTCAACATCAGGAAAATAGCCCCACTAGCTACACCTGCTGCATCGGACGGAGCCGCGGGGCGTGTCGAGAGTGAGGCTCGTGCAGCTAGTGACGCTAGATTCCATTTGTTGAACAGAGGCGCAGCGACGCAGCCGAGAGAAGCCGAGCCGACAGAGCGCGAAGCGGGTGGCGGCACCGCGATGCCCCCTGTGGTCCCCATGCCGCCGGCCCGCGCTCAACCGGGCACTGGCTGGACGGAGGTGATTCGGTGATCGCCTCCCTTATCGAGAAAGCCCTCGCCGCCGGTGTCACCATGAGAGTTGACCGCGACCTTCTGGTCCTGTCGGCCACCGAGCAGCCTGACGACGGTCTGCTTCAAGAACTTCGAGCCGGTAAGACGGGGATCGTGCAGTATCTGTCCGGCCTAGCACTCTGGACAGTGGACGACTGGCAGGCCCTCTACGACGAACGTGCCGGGATCATGGAGTTCGACGGCGGGATGTCGCGCGAAGACGCGGAGACTGCGGCGGCGGCCGAAGTTGCCCGGCTCCGGCGGATCTCGGGGCCAAGCGATGGTTGAAGCGACTCCTGCTAAGCTCCCGAGCGCGCACGGCCGCGACGCTCAACACCAGGAATCCAGCGTCACTAGCGTCACCAGCTACATCGATGCTTCGCCCGTACCTGCATGGACGGCGGGGCAGGTAGAGGGACATCTCCGCAAGGCGATCGCGGTGAAGGCGGCGCTGGTGGGCGAGCGTCTTGGCGACGCTCTCGCGGTGGACCGGCACTCGGAAGGCATAGGGGGCATAAGGTCCACGTCGGCGGAGGAGGGGCAGGATCGCATCGTCACGATGGCGGCGGAGGCCATGTCCTGGTTGCGATGGCTGGGGCCGGAGGACGCCGCAATCGTCATCGCTCGGCTGGAGGGCGCACCGTGGAAGTTGATCTGCTGGCGCTTTGATATCAGCCGCCCCACCGCCGACCGGCGATGGAGGTACGCGCTCGGCCTGATCGCCTGGCGGCTCAATGGCAATGCGACCACAGATCGAATGCCGTCGCTCAGGTCGATTCTCGGACTGAGTCGGGCCGCCTTACTGTCGGTGTGAGACATCTGTCGAAGTGAAAGGAACTACCCCACGACTTATCTAGCGGTCGATCACACCTGCCCTGTGCCGGACCTCGCGATGATCCATGCCAGCCCCCTTCGACGCACTTCGTCAGTCTGGCGAGCAACCGGCCATGCAATCGCCGATAATGTCGGCAGTAGAGGCGGTTGCGAACGTTGTCGTGGGCTACGGCATCGCCGTGATCAGCCAAATCCTCCTCTTCCGGGCGCTTGGCATCGATGTCTCGCTTCGCGAGAGCCTCGTGGTCGGGGTGGTCTTCACGATCGTCTCGATCGCGCGGAGCTTTGCGCTTCGTCGTCTTTTCGAGCACATCAGGATGCACGGGCTCGAACGAGAAGCCGCCGCCCTGTAGCGGGCGGCGGCCTTGGTTGGAAGTTGGGCCGGTCAGCTGCCGATGCGGTAGACGCGACCCCGGCCTTCCACATTTTCCTTTGTGACGGGGAGGCCGAGCTTCTTCTTCAACGCGCCAGCGATCGCGCCGCGGACTGTGTGGAGCTGCCACTGGAAGGCTGTGGCGATCTCCTCGACCGTCGCGCCATCGGGCCGGCGGAGCATCTCGATCATTTTCGCCTGCTTGCTGCCAGGCCGGGTCCGCCCCGCCGTTGCGTTGGCCTTCGCCCGGGCGGTGTCACGTGCCCCGGGGGCCTTTGGCGCGCGTGTGCCCGTTTGCGGGGCTTTGTAGGGCCGCGTGGCGCTGGTGGCGGTGTCCCGGTTGCGGGACTTCTTCGTCATCGTGACCTCCTGGTCGTGTCGGAGGGCGGTGTGCCGCTCCTACGACCGGAAGGTCCCGGCTCGGTCGCAACCTGTTGTTACCGGCCGCGATCAGGGGACGCGGTCACTCACGCTCTCTTTCGAACGGAGTTCAAGCGGAAACAAGCAGCTGCCGAGACCTCGCCGCTGGGAGGGACGTGGTGACGACGGGTAGTCGCCTTTTGGTAGAGTACCGCCCTGTCGCTGTGCTGATCCCGTACGCGCGCAATGCCCGGACTCATACGGACGAACAGGTCGCGCAGATCGCCGCCTCGATCCGTGAGTTCGGCTTTACCAACCCGATCCTCGTCGACGGCGACAACGGCATTATCGCTGGGCACGGCCGGGTGCTGGCTGCCCGCAAGCTTGGGATGAATGAAGTGCCGGTGATCGAACTCGCCGGCATGAGCGAGGCGCAGAAGCGCGCCTACATCCTCGCCGACAACAAGCTCGCTCTGAACGCCGGCTGGGACACCGAGATGCTGGCGATCGAACTGGGCGACCTCGCCGCGCTCGGCTTCGATCTGTCGCTCACCGGCTTCGGCGACGAAGAACTCGCTTCAATCTTCAACAGCGGCAACCCGGGTCTGACCGACCCGGACGAGGTGCCTGATTTGCCCGCTGAGCCTGTGAGCCGTCCGGGCGATGTCTGGCTCCTCGGCAACCACCGACTCGTCTGCGGAGACTGCACGAACGGGGGCGATGTCGGTCGGGCGCTGAACGGTGTCGTGCCGCACCTGATGACGACGGATCCGCCCTATGGCGTGAACTATGACCCCGCTTGGCGAGAGAGATTGGGCCGGAGCGAACTCGCAACGGGCACTGTCCGCAACGACCACCGGGCCGACTGGCGCGAAGCGTGGGCGCTCTTTCCCGGCGACGTCGCCTACGTCTGGCACGGCGGACTCCATGCCGGCGAGGTCCTGGCAAGCCTGGAAGCCACGGGCTTCACGATTCGAGCGCAGGTGATCTGGGACAAAGGCCGCCTCGTCATCGGGCGCGGGGACTATCACTGGCAGCATGAGCCCGCCTACTACGCCGTGCGAAAGGGGCGGACAGGCCATTGGGAAGGCGGGCGAAGCCAGACCACAGTCTGGCAAATTCCCCATCGCAAGAACGACAGCGGTCACGGCACGCAGAAGCCGGTCGAGTGCATGAAGCGGCCGATCGAGAACAATTCCTCTCCCGGCCAGGCAGTGTACGAGCCGTTCTGCGGATCGGGGACCACGATCATCGCCGCCGAGATGACCGGCCGCATCTGCCACGCGCTCGAGATCGATCCCGCTTATGTCGATGTCGCGGTAGAGCGTTGGCAGGCATTTACCGGGCAGGCTGCCAGGCTGGAAACGAACGGACGCTCGTTCGCCGACACGAAGCGTGAGCGAGTCGGTCGCAATGTCGGGGAGACAATCACCGAGCCGCAAAGCGGGAGGACTGGCGGCCCAATTCATGAGAATGCCGGCGATCGCTGCGAAGCAGCCGATCCTTTTTCACTGTGGGGCGGACTGTGACGACAAAGGCAGAGATTCTGCAGGCTATCCACCGCAAATGCCTCGACTGTTCTGGCCACCGGCCCAGTGAGGTCAGATGCTGCAACATCACCGCCTGTGACCTCTGGCCGTACCGTCTCGGCCGCGACCCGGAGCCGAGCAAGAGCCGCGGCTTCGCGAAAGCCGAACCGTACCATCTCGCTTCAGCGGAGGTCTGACAGATGGGCCGCCCGGCACACAAGCCCGAACCGGTCACCCGCCGCCAGGTGGAAGCCATGGCCGCCTACGGCGTGCGCGAGGACGATATCGCCACGGTCATAGGTATCGACCCGAAGACGCTCCGGAAGCACTACCGCCAGGAAATCGATACCGGTGCCATCAAGGCCACCAGCAAGGTAGCGGAGAGTCTGTATCGCAAGGCCATCGGCGACGGGCCGCAGTCGGTCACCGCCGCCATCTTCTGGCTGAAGACGCGGGCGCAGTGGAAGGAAGTGGTCGTCCAGGAAACCTCTGCCGAAGTCAGGCACACCTTCGTCGTCCGCGTGCCCGAGGAAGCGAAGGACATCACCGAATGGCAAAACCGCTTTGCGCCTCGGCTGATCCAGTAGTCGTCTGGGAAGCCCTGCCGGGTCCGCAATCGGCGCTCGTCACCTGTCCCGTGTTCGACGTGTTCTATGGTGGGGCACGGGGTGGCGGAAAGACCGACGGCGTCCTCGGCGAGTGGCTCATCCACGCCGACAAGCATCGGGACAATGCTGTCGGCCTGATGATCCGCCGAGAGCGGACCCAGCTGATCGAGACGATCGAGAGAAGTCGGCAGATCTACACGCCTCTGGGGGCAAAGCTGCATGAGCAGGAGAAGATGTGGCGGTTCCCCAATGGTGCCCGCCTCCGCTTCGCCTATCTCGAGCATGATGCGGACGCCGAGGCGTACCAGGGTCACTCCTACACGCGAGTCTACGTCGAGGAGATCGGCAACTTCCCCTCGCCCGCCCCGATCCTGAAGCTGATGGCGACGCTGCGGTCGGCTGCGGGTGTGCCGGTCGGCTTCAGGGCGACAGGCAACCCGGGCGGTCCGGGCCATTCCTGGGTGAAGGCCCGTTACATCGACCCGGCGCCGCTTGGCTGGAAGCTGGTCACCGACCCCGCCACTGGTCTTGATCGGGTGTTTATCCCGTCCAAGCTGAGGGACAACCGGTACCTCGGCGAGGACTACGTGCTTCGTCTGAAGGCGTCGGGATCGGACGAACTGGTTAGGGCTTGGCTGGAAGGGGACTGGGGAGCGGTCGAAGGCGCCTTCTTCGACTGCTGGAGCACGGCCCGGCACGTCATCCCGCCGTTCCCGATCCCGGGCCATTGGATGCGCTTCCGCTCCATGGACTGGGGGAGCGCCAGCCCGTTCAGCGTCGGCTGGTGGACGGTAGCGAGCGAGGCAACGCCGGTCCAAACAAGCTCTCCATCCGATCCGGCGCGCCTTATCCCGAGGGGTGCGCTCGTTCGATACCGGGAATGGTACGGTGCACGCGCCCCCAATGTCGGCTTGAAAATGACAGCGGAGGAGGTCGCCCGGGGCATTCTCGAACGCGAGGGTGACGATACCGAGAACGGCCGCTCGCTGATCAGCTACGGCGTCCTCGATCCGGCCGCCTTTGCACAGGACGGTGGCCCGTCCATCGCGGAGCGGATGGCACGAACCGGCGTGATCTTCCGGAGGGCGGACAATCGCCGTGTCGCACGTGTCGGTGCCATCGGCGGCTGGGACCAGGTGCGTGCGCGCATGAAAGGCGATCTCGACGGCAACCCGATGCTGTTCCTGTTCTCGCCCTGCGCCGACACAATCCGGACGGTGCCGATCATGCAGCACGACCCTGATCGACCGGAGGACCTGATGACCGATTCCGATGATCATTGTCTTGACGACGTCAGATATGCCTGCATGAGCCGCGCTTACATCCGGCCGATGCCGAAACCTCCACACGGCTCAATAGACACGCGCGTACCCACATTGGCGGAACTGGTCCGGCGCACAGTTCGGCTGCGCGGCGTGGCGGAAGGACGGATCTGACCGAGAAGCGGGATGCGGTCGCGTTGCCTCTTGCCGAGACGGTCACGCCTGAGCGTTCCGCCAATCTGGCATATCCCAGGCCGGCCATCGCGTGAATCTGCTACACAAAGCAGGGTAGAGGCCGGTAAAGCGGGCGCCGCGGGAGGATCTGGATGGTCGGAGTCCTGCTGGTCACGGGCGGCAGCCGAGGTATCGGTGCCGCGATTTGTAAGCTGGCTGCTCGGCGGGGCTTCAAGGTAGCCGTCAATTACAATCAGTCCGCAGATCGCGCCATGAGCGTCGTCGGTTCTATCCGCCAGCAGGCCGGGGAAGCGATAGCCGTGCAGGGTGACGTGACTCGGGAGGCGGATATTGTTCGCATGTTCACGGAGATCGACGAGAAGCTCGGTCGTATTACCGGCCTCGTCAACAACGCCGGCGGTGGCGGCAGGCTTGGGCCGGTCGAGGAGGTGACGGCCGAGCACCTGTCGAGCGTGATCAACCTTAACCTCGTCGGGCCGATCTTCTGCGCTCGGGAGGCGGTGCGACGGATGTCAACCGATCACGGCGGTTCCGGCGGAGCGATCGTCAATGTGTCATCGATGGCGGCGTTCAACGGCGGCATGGCCGGGCTCACCAACTATGCCGCGGCGAAGGGCGGGCTGGAAAGCTTCACGATAGGGCTCGCCAACGAGGTGGGGTCCAAGGGAATCCGCGTGAACTGTATCCGGCTCGGCGCAATTGAAACCGACGCCCATCTGAACGACACGAGCGAATGGCGCGACGCGATGATTCACACCATCGTACTAAAGCGCTACGGGCTCCCTGACGAGGCCGCGAACGCAGCTCTCTTTCTGCTGTCGGACGAGGCGAGCTACATCACGGGTGCCATCCTTAACGTCAGCGGTGGCCGTCGCTAGCGAACGTCTTCAAGAATGGAAGCTCGAGGGTTCTGTTTCGTGCCCGCACTTCCAGCAACGAGACTGAACTTTAGTTGACCGGATTTGGAGGCGAACCGGACCTATTGTTGACTCGCCGCTATGACGCGATTGACCCGTCTCGGACATCGGTCAGTTCGATCCCCGAGCGCTGAATGACCTCGTTCCTTCACTTATCCGTTCGTGCTTGAGCACCGGCCCACGCCCGACGCCCACCGCTGTGGAACAACCAGCCTGGCCTGAGGGATTGGCTGGGAGCGACACTATCGTCTGCGGAAAC